GACTACGGTATCCTCGTTGTGCTGGCGATTGCCGAGACCTTTGAGCTGAGGACGGATCTCGATACCATCAAGTGGTTTGCCAGTTACAGATTTGCCAGTTGGTTTCTTTAATTGCTTTGTATCAACCGGCTTCTTATTCTTATCTTCCATCAGAGTTTCCCTTGGGCTTATCTGTTAAACAAACGGGATTGCCGTAGCCTAACCGCAAATCTATTTATAACAAAGGAAATCTCTTAGCGACTTATTTCTTCCCAGTCCATCGATGCATATATGTCTGCACCGCCGGAGTTTGATGCAGCCACTAGCGATAGTTCAAAAGGCGCGCCTGTAAGACCATTTCTTTCTAATTGAAACTTGAAGAGAGCTTCTTTTAGAATATCAACAGATGTTGATCCCTGGTTAGAGCCCGATGTATATCCAGATGCCAGAATTCTGCCACCATCATAAGTGCCACCACCAATCTTGTATTCAACCGCACTATTTGTGCCAGCATCAACCCATGTTCCACCATTTGATGTGCCACTTGCTCTTACTTGCCAGTTATAATGAGCATTATTTGTAATACCAAGAACTGAAAGAGCCGTGAGAATTACAATAGCATCCAATCGATTCGGAGATGCTTTTAATCGAATTGAAAGAACAGTGTAATAAGTTCCAGCCGTCGGTAGATCTACGGGTGTAGTAATAGGCACAGAAGCCGCTTGTTGTAATCCGCGTAGTTCGTATCCACCTTCTGAAACAACAGATGTACAAACCTGGCCCATCGTTGATGAACTAGTAGTAGTTCCTGTGTTCTTCATCTCATAGCGAAGTGGCAAAGATGCGGTAGTAATATACGTAGATGCAATTAAGTTGGCATGATGGAACGAATGGCAATGAACTAACTTACCATCGATAACAAATCCACAGCGAACAGAACCGAGACCAAGCCATTCGATATCCATCCAGAAGATTTGAGCTTTAGTCAGATCGAGTTCAATGTTTGATGGGCATGGGCCAAGACCTTGTCCTGGTACGTTAACAGCCGAGCCTTGAAGTGTGTCGTTATTCCAATTAGCCTGTGCTACTCGAGTTTCTACTAATTCACCGGTAACATAAGAACGCTCTACAAGATATGCTGTCGTGCCATCAATCTCGAAATAGATACCGTTCTCTGCACCAAAGTAACCTACACGCTGACGTAGATTTGCTTTTGGTGTAGCAGGAACAAATGTATTGAGAACAAACAGCGATTTACCTGGTTGATAAGAACATGTCTTAGTGGTTTCTCGAATAATTTCTGCGTTTGCAGTTGTTGGCAGTGTAAGATTTATGAGGCCTTGATTAGTACTATGGACAACCGTCGTACCAGCCGTATTTGATGTTGACCAAAGACCATTGTCTCTGTAACGGTGGGATGAATCAAATAGTGTCAACGGAGTCGATACACGAGCACGGCCAAACGCATCGACTGCCACTCCGGAAGGATTTGCTGGACCTACCAGATTACCGTAAGGATCCGCTAACATCACAGCTTCGAAGAGTGTTACGTTATGTGGTTGTTTCCATTCGTGTGAGTCGATACGCCATTGAGCCATTAATTAATCCAATTCTTAAATCTAACGATGAATGACTCATGGTGTACACGATCTGAACCGACATGCATTGTCACATGAGTGTAACCAGCTTTGTGCAATTTCGACATCTGATGAAGCAATGTAGGATGATCCTTTGTCATAGCCTCGACCTTCGCGCCTTTCACAGCACGAGAAAGATGCTTCACTTTCTGTTCAGGAGTCAGAGGATTCTTCTTGGCATCATGAGATCCAGTCGTCAGAATCTTATGATCTGCGCCTTCTTTCTTGGCAGCATCCATGACATGCTTGACTACCATCTCGTGGCCAGCATGGACTGGATTGAATCGGCCTTGTGTGATATGAATGGACTTCATAGTGCTTTGTCCCTGTTAAAGTTAGCAGCCGAGAACTCAGCACGATCGACGATCTTTGTAGGACGATTATGTCTTACAACTACGAAACCTTCTGGCTTTGATTTCTTTCCATTGATGCTATGATCAAACTCGGCACCACTCGAAAGAGTATTGGCAAGGACATCTTTGGCTTTTTGCAAATGCTTATGCTGATTCAGCACGCTCTGAAAGTGTGCACGATTACGTTGAACGTGACCAATAGCACTTTCCATGGCAGCAGTCTTTGTGGCCTTCGATGCAGCAGTCTTTACACTATCGACTTTCTTCTGATGCGACTTCATGTAGTGGTCCATAAAACCTTCTACATTTGGCTTCGTTCCAGTGCGAACAGTATGATTGATGTATGTCTTCAGCGGAATTTCGTGGCCTTTGATGGCTTCATAAGTTTCAGGCTTGGCCTTCTTATTATGAGCTGCAGCTGCTGACATCGCTTTTGCAAAACGCTCGCGTTGTTGAGGAGTATACTTAATCTGACCAAGATCATGATCTGTCGAGATCAAGTGAACATCTCTATGCAAACCAAACTCGTTGAGATCTGGTGCATATTCTGCCTGCATGTCTTCGAGATTCTTACCATTATACTTGGTATGAACAGCAACACCGATCTTCGAGTTTACTGCTGCTTTTCCATGAGCAGAACCTTTTGGAGCAGAGTATGTAATAGTATTCGGTGTAAAGTGCACACGACCATCAGATTGGTGTACATCTTCAGACGTATGCATGATATCGCCTTGGAAAACACCCTTCTTCGGTGTCACCTTTGGAAAGTGTGCAAGGGCAGCTTTCAGTTTCGATACAAGACCTGGAGCATGACCGTGGTTACGCTCGATGTCTTCTTCTGTGTAGTTGATCTTCGGATTCTTATTGAACACAGACTTCGATGCTACAAAGAATCGACCAGTCTGAGGATGGCGGCCGAATACCACAGAAGGAGAACCATCATACTTCATGGTAACCTTCGTGCCGTTGTTCTTGCCTGTCAGCTTGTCGTGCACGTCTTTGAGATTGTGATAGGCATGAGAAAAGCCTTCATGACCAGCATTGATCACGTGATCTTCAGCATGCTCAAGATGCTTTAGTTTGGTTTCGTCAAGCTCTTCTGCAAGGAAATCTTTAAAGGTTGTCATCGTACTGTTTTTACCGATCCATCAGGATTTACAAAGAAAGCTTCGAACGTAATGTCAGGAAACTCTTTCTTCAACGAAAGAAATGCCTGAAGATTGCTAGGAGCATCATCAAACAACCGAAGCTTAGTATAGTTCTTAGTATTTATATACTTGCGAAAGATGATCTTCTTGGCTTCAGCCGAAGAGTCGATCTTCAAGTTACCAGCTCGTTCGACATGAATGTTATCGATAGGTAGACCATGATCGCGGAACGTCTGAAGGAAGATATCCTTGTTATCGAAGTCAGCTCGTGCTGTACAGATAATCACTCGGCTATGAGGATTCTTACGAGAGTTAGCAAAGATAGCCTTGGTTTTGGCAACCATTCGAGTGATTGGTTTCGATGACTTGCGAAATACCTCGGCGTTAGCAAACTCTCCGAAGTCGTAGGTTTCACCCTTCTTACGCTTGTAGGTATTGAACTCTTGATTGTCTAGCATTCTGACAGTCTTACCGTCTTTGACAACAGCAACTTTGGCGTATGTATGGAACAACGTCTCATCGATATCGAATATCGTAAGTGTACCTGTACCAACAAACTCTCTGAATCTTTTCTTTATCATAGTTTACCCTACAATGTTTTCGAAATAATGTACATGCTTATTTCACACGAACTTTAATATCGTTTGGATATTCGCCCGCTTTAGAGTTTCGAATCTCGATAAGATACTTTTTAGCAGGAGAAACAAGATCGATGTAGATCGTCTTCGTATTTTTTCCAGGATATCGAATGCCTTCTACGCGCACATTCGACAGCTTATCAAGTTTTGCCCTATCAATCCAGAAAACTTCCCAACTAGCCGCGGTTTTACGAACGTAGAAGTAGTTCATACCCCATACTGTTTTAAAGATTTCTTTTATCTTGCGTGAATCTACTTTACCTACAGGCAATTTTGATCGAACTTTCTTCTTGTTAGAACGCTCATCAAAACCAGATTGAACCTTATTAAGATCTACTCCAAATGCCATAAGAAGTTTTGCACCTTCGGAATTTGGTTGCAAGTCTCCGGAATTATTAAACAAAGATCCTGCTCCAGGTAGCGCACTAACAGTAGCGCCGTTTTTATCTTTAAGAGATATAAACCATTTTTTACCTGTAGTGTCTATTAAGACGATGTCTCCGATTACCTCGCCAAGATCCTCGACTCTTACACCTGTTTTCTTTGTCGAACCTTTTCTTTGTTCGACTTTAGCAATCTCAACGTTTTTAAATTCTGGATATGTTGCTTCAAGTTTCTTAATCAAATCTTTATAAGAGCTGTCTGACAAACCTCTTAAGAAATATTTTTGAAGATCGGTAACTACCTTACCTTCAAACTTCTCTCCTTTGTTAGCTCCTTGAGCCACAACCAAGTCAAACTTTTGTCCAGAAAGTGTAAACGAACAACTCGAAAACTTTGAACTATTCGGAGAAATGTCATTGAACTTGATCATCGTAGCCTGTGGAATAGTTCTCTTCACAATTTCCACAATATCGTTGATTAGTTTAGCGCTAGTATTATTATCTTTATTGATCAGCTGAAGTCGAAACTCACGAGTCGATTTGTCGCCTTTTCCAGGTTTTCCCGCAGGCGCAGTCGTAGCTACCGTATAGTTATACGGTTTCAATATTTCGTTTAAGTCTGATCCAAATTGTTTAAAATCTGCTGCCATAATCTTATTTATCAAACAAAAGAAAACCGGCCCAAGTATTGCTACCGGACCGGTTTTTGTTAATTATATTTAAATATTTTATTTTTTAATCGCGATATCCACGACGCTCAAGATGATCATTGTCATATGTAGAAGTTGTCTTGCGCTTAAAATTAGTACCAAGTTTTTTGGCTGCCATGTGTTGACCGACTTCTCTTTTAGCTACATTTTTCATAGCTTTATCGCCGCTGTCATAATGCTTAGCTTCTTTTGATGAATCTTCTGCATCATCTGCCTTATTATAATGGTATCCAGCTTTTTTCCAATTTTTATTAAGATCGGTTTTGGATTTTGCAGCATAAGACTTCATTGTATTTTGTGAAAGTTCTTGAATTTGTTGTAGATCTTCTGCTTCGAAGTGTGACTCAAGATCTTCAATATACATATGAAGCATATTAATGTAATCTTCAGAAGTAAGTTCTGGGCCTTCATTAATTGGATTTGCTAAGCCAGCATTTACCATTGACTTCTGTTGCTCCGAAATAAACTTTGCGTACTTGTCGACTGACATAATAGAATCCTCTTATTGGACGATGATTAAGCTACAAGTTTATTTATATAAAACCAGTCAGGCACTGGACGCTTAGTCCAAGCCATCTTGAATCGATCCTGCTTCGTCTGATAGAACTTACGATAAGATCCTACGATGTCATTGTAGTTAATACACTCAGGATTGGCTTTCATAGCCAGAGGCTGAGGCGTCTTGTAACCAACTGGAATGTTACGAGGCAGTTGCTTCAGTGCTTCTCGTAGCAATGTGTCAGTACTATGAACCTTGTCGTAGCGATACGTATACTCGTCACAAAGGGCAGCGAAGTGAATCCAGTGCCAAGTGTAGTTGTTATTGCTTTGTGCAGTCCATATCGTACAAGGATGATGCATATGCACAGCCCGATAGAACGTATTTTCTCGTTCGTCAGGAAGAGTCCATGCCTTCGACATCGTCTTACCTGACTTCGAAGGTATACGACACTGCTCGCCGTCAAGCATGCGATGAACTGTCGAAAGCATCTGAGCACTCTCGACAATCATCTTTACGACATGCTTGTCGCATTGCAGCTGAGCTGCCTTGACTGGATCACTATCGAGAATAAAGAGGTTCATATTCCGGCTTTCTTTACTAAGTCCTTGTAACCACGCCAAGATGGGTGGACATTATCAGGTTGAACATACGAGGTAGAGATGATCTTATCCCCGTATTTGGTTGCGATTTCTTTCACCGCAGCATTAACGCCGGGCTTACAGAAACCTTTATTGCATGGAGGCATAATCCATATCACATTGCCTACCTTAATGCGAGTTCTAATTTTTGTAAACTCTTTTTTAGTATTCACACCCTTATGGTCGTTCGTACCAAGACTAATCACAATTGTCTTGGCTTCAAGCGGAGTATTACCCCACTTCTTATTCCATTGCCACGTATTGAATCCGCCCTTCGAATACGATACGCATTCTTTCGGTGCAAACATTTTCGTGCCAACTCCGATCGAATCGCCGATGATGAGGCAAGCCAACAGCATACTCATACTTGAATTCCTGTCACCTGCTTCAGATACTGTGTTGCCACCTGTTGACTCGTTTCAGTCGCACCAACAATCACAGTATCAGAGATAACAACGTTGTTATCAGGAGCCGACAACATCCATGGCATCATAGCAAAACCCTGTGGTCCCATGCCTACAGTGCGAGGCTTAAGCAGTTCAGTGACTCCGCCGTCTTGCTTGACACGTGCAATGAGCTCTTCACCTGACATCAGCTTGATCGTATATACTTTATTCTGTTCCATCGTCTTCTACCTTATGTACGTATTTAAATTTCTGATCTTCTGACCATGATCTGAGATAGTCGTTGTCCTCATCAAATAAGCGAAGATACTCTGCATCATCGATAACACGAGTAGACGTAATCATCTCATCAATATGCATCTGAGAAAATTCTTCAGCCTCGTTCATCGTGACAGTGTCTTTGGCATCCTCTGCGTTCTCACAATCA